AGAAGTAGCTGCGCCACCTACAGATCCAGTGATCCAGTTTTTCATTCTTCTATCATCAGCTTGAGAAGCTCTATATCTTACGTGTAAGAAAGGTCTTCTAATGTTAGTTCCTAATATTTGATCGTAAACTGTAGAAGTTCCAGCAGGTACTAATACACCTTCGATACCAGCATCAGCAACACCTCCACGAGTAGAAGCATCGTTTAAGTATTTCCAGTCAGTTTTGTAGAAGTCATAAGAACCTCTTCTGAATCCAGAAAAACCTAAGTTTAATGCCATTTCTTCAGAATTTTCAAATACACCAAAAGAACTACCACCACCGTAATAAGCACCAGCTCCAGCTGTTTGCCCTACACCAGCTAACATATCATCAAAGTCTAGAGAAGTTTCTCTGTTTAAGAATAACATGTTTTCTTCGATTGCTCCTTGAGTATCTAAGTTTTTAAGAATTGAATCAAACTGAGCTAAACCAGTTGTTGCAGTAAAGTCTACTAATACATTTCCACGGCTTTTAACAGCAGCGAAAAGACCTTCAGTACCTCTAGCAGTTGTAGTTGAACTTCCAGATTTTAATTCACCTTCTACCATAGACATTTCTAGGTAATCTTCAAAACGTAATCTTGTTTCAGATTCAGCTTTTAAGTACCATAAGAAACCTCCTTGACCAGACTCAGTAGCTACTTCAACCCATCCAATCTGAGCAGTGTCAGATCCATTGATTGCGTACTTGTCTTTGATGATAATAGGAGAGTTAGAATATTGAGTGAAAGAAGGTGTTACAGAAACTCTGTTAGCATCTCCAGTTCCTTTTCCATACTCAGATCCGTATACAAAAATCTTAAGCGCTGGTCCACCAGTTACTAAATCTACTTCAGCAGCTCCTGCTCCAGTTCCATCTAAGGCTTCTTGTGAGTAAGGCGCTACAGTTAATACACCCGCACCTAATGCACTACCAGGAGTAGCTCCAGAAGCAACAACGTAACAGTTTAATTCTGCTCCATTTGCTGGATTCATAACTACAATTGTAGAACCAGGAGATACAACATTTTCAATACCAGCTCCTACAGGAATAGTTAAAGTAGAAACTTTTGATCCTACAGCACCTGTATTAGTTGCTATTACATTCTCGTAAGAAATGTGTAATCTATTTTGTTCAGACCATACTACTTGGTCAGAAGTCATTGGCATTTCAGCTCCTACCATTCTTAAGAAACCACCTAAGGTTCTATTTCCATAACGCTCTACTTCAGCTTCATAGATTTCTGGTAAGTACTGTTGTGCGAAATCACTCGTTCCATCAGTAAAGTTTAAATAATTGCCTTCTAAGGCTTGCTTTTTTTGCGTTGGAATTAAGCTTCCAAACACTGGGCTTACATTTGCCATAATTTTTTAATTTTTTTAGTTAAATTTTTTTGTTTTAATTCTAAGTTTAGAAGAATCAGGACCGCTTATTGACTTAACTTTTATTCCGTTTACAAACTCACCAGAGCTAGTTTGCCTTGGCTCTGTGCTAGGATTTTTAGAACTATTAACTATTTCTTTAGTAGCATCTGTTCTTCCTTGTTCATAAAAATGATTAATAATTTTGTCAGCATTTGAAGCAATGTAAATAGCTTTGTGATAACCTTTCGTGTCTTTTATATTACCGCTTTCGTCAAGAAACTTTCCTACGAAATTGTTAATACTTGATTGGTTCTCTGCAACTTTATTAGGATCTTGTAAACCATATCTAAACTTCTTTTTACCTACATTGAAGTCAAAACCTTTGAATTCATTAGTAAAGTAATCATTTGTTTTTGATTTAAAGTCCGAATGCTGTTGTTCAGCTATCTTCTGATCTTCTTGATATCGGTTGAAAAACTCTGTTGCTTTTTGTTGTTCCTGAGTAACGCCGGGTCTCAACTTGATTTCGTCGTAATATTTACTCTTGGTTTTTTCCAAAAAGCTTTTAGCTTTTCCAACTTCTTCTTTAAACGCAATTTTCTTTTTGCGTATATCTCTTTCCTCATCTAACTCTTCATCATAATCGTAGTCTTCTAATAGTAGGCTAACGTCATCTGATTCTAGATAAGGTTTTGTTTGTTTGTAATATTCTTTTAATAATGTTTTATCATCAACACTTGAGTAGTCCGCGTTTAATCTAACGTAGTCTTCCACTGATCCTCCTGTCTCTTCCATAAAAGTAACAAGCTTATCTATGTTTTCCGGTAGCACCCTTTGTTCAGCTACTGGCTGAGGTTGTTGTTCAATAACTTTTTCAGGCTCTTGAGTGGGCTCTTCATCTACAATTTCTATAATACCATCTCGTGTGGCATCGTCCGGCGTATCGTTAACGACTACGACAGGTTCTTCAACTACGTCTTCTTTAACTTCTGGTATTACTACCTTAGCAACTTCTTCAGCTACTGGTTCTTTTACTTCATCTATGTTAACCTTTATAGGCTCGTTAGATTGATTACCTAATTGCTTAGGACTTGTTTTCTTGGATTTGATTTTAAAATCCCCTTCTTGTTTTACTTCTGACATAATATAATATAATTAAATAATTGTTTATTAGCTAGGACCGAACTCTTCTATTCCGAATCCACCTAACACATCGTTTCCTGATGATTCAAAGTTTTTAGGTAATCCCTCTGTTTGCCTTTGTTGTATCAACTCAGACTGCTGAGATCCCTGCATTTTTATTCTTTTATCTTTTCTATCTTCAATTTCTTTTTCTTTACTTCCTTCTGCATTTGCTCTTACTTGAGCTAGTTGCATATTAAAGTTAAATTCTTCAGCCATTAACTCTCTTTTTATTTGAGCTTCAGTTTGCATTCTTTGTATTTCAAACTGTGACTTAGCCTGTTCTATACTTACTTTTTCTTGAGTAAGTGCTTGTTGTTTTTGCACCTCGGCCATTGCAGCTTTTTCAGATGCTTCAGCATTTGCTTGCGCTTGTGCTTGAATGTTAGCTTGTTGTTGTTCTTGTTCTCTTTTTATTTTTTGTTTTTGTCTAAGCTTCAAGAATTGATTAGCTAACTTTATGTTTTTTATTTGTCTGATATCAATTGCATCAGATAAAGCAATTGCTTGTGTTTGTAAAGCCACCTGTATGTTTTGTTCTAGTAAAGCTTTTTCTTCGTCCTCTGGTTCAAGTTCTAAATAAATACCAAAGTCATGTAGTTGTAAATTCATCAACTCTTCAAGAGTTTTTGTATTAAATGTACTTATAGCGTTTGTTAAAGCGTTTTCCGTTAAAGGATTTTCAATAACATCAGCTACTTTTAAACTTATATTTTCACACGTTCTAACTGTTAAGTAAAGTAAAGAATCTAATACGTGTTTTGTTGCGATGTTAGAAGCATTAGCTGCCATTTTTTGTAAACCTACTAATGAATCTTTATGAGGAGCACTTCCGTCTCTTGCTTCGTTTAATCCGGTTACATCTCTTATCATTTGTAAGTAATACTGGTATGTACCTATTAAACTTTGTATTTTTGCTTGACCGCTTGAAGATGATAATTCCTGCACAGGTACTTTACCTCTATTCAATTCACCGTCTTGTGTAAGTGATCTACCTACAACAGAACCTGTTTGAAAGTACATGTTCAACGCTTCAGCTGGATTGTATGTTGTACCATTACCTAAATCAACTTCCGCTAATCCATCCATATCTAAGAATACACCATCTGGTACTATTCTAGACATAACTTGCTGTAATTTAAGATGAGTTATTTGAATCATATCAGCAAAGCTAGTAATCTTACTAACTATAGACTCTATACGTCCTTTGTACATTCTAGGTGCAGATATACAGTAATTCATCATTACTTTTGTAGTATCAGCTGTAGGCCTTGTCATGTTTTCTGCTAGCTTCCAGTCTAACATGATATTTGTACCTAATACTTTTGCCCCTGAATATAATACCTCTATTGTTCTAGATATTCTTTCAAAGTTATCATTAGCTGGAGGATTAAATGTGTCAGGTTTTTCTAACGTCTTTTCTAACCCTTGATCTGTTTTCTTTATTTTAAATACTTGATCTGAATATGTTTTGTATTCAAAATATAAAACTTGTATGGTATTAGCGTCGTAGTTACCCCAGTTTGTTACATACTGTGAGTTACCTGGCATATCTTGTATCTTCTCTAATTCTGAAGCTGATAATGACGGGAATTGTTTTTTAAGTTCCGCTAATGATATAGATTTTACTTCACCTACATAATATATATCTTCAAAGTTTGGATCTTCTGTATATGAATAAATCATATTAGCTGGATCAACATAATCAGTAACTATACCTTCGGCTTTGTTAAATGATGTTTTAACAGCCCCAATACCTATAGTAGTTAAATCGTGAGCTAATCGTTTTTTTATTTCGTTGTACTTGTTAAATGCTAATACATTGTTTATAACTTCTTCTTCAGCAATTTCAACATTTTGCTTAGCGGTCATTTGCAAGTGTACGTCTAACTCCTCTTTGTCTTCAGGTAATTCATTTAGGTTTCCTGTAAGAGCCATATTCATACCTAGTTCTTGCTGTATGTTCTCAAGCATAGGTTTTGTATTCATATCTTTTTCTACTGCCGCTGCGTAATCAGTTCTGCTTTTTACAGAAAATGGATCTTGAGCAAAAGCGCTTATATCGTATGATTTGTTTGACATTCCGTTTACAACAATATCAACAAACTTTGATATAACCGGTATTGGTTTCCAATCTAAATTAAGATAAGACAAATCTCCATTTATAGACAACTCATCTTTGTACTTTTGTATTGATTGCTCTCCTCTGGCGTATAACCGTAATGAGTGAAAGCTATTCCAATTATTTAAGTATCTATTACCATTACCTCTTCCTTGATTGAACCACTCTTGTTCAATAGCTCTAGAGACTTGCAAGCCGTAATCGTAACTAGCTTTTACTTCGTCGCTAACAACCTGGTTAGGGAAAGAACTATCGGTATTTGTTTGTATTTTCATTTATCTTAATATTTTAGACGTAGAACCTCTATTGTCATATCTTTTAATTCCTAAATCGTAAACCTTTTTTTGCACTGGACTAACCGGTGAATATAAGTTTTTGTTACAAGCCATTATTGCTAACCCTGAGCTTATAGAAGCATCATGCTTTGTTCTATTGTTTATATTGAATTTACCCCAGTCCTCTAATGTTCTTTGAAAGTACATATCTCCATAACCGGCTTCTGTTCGTCCAACACAAGTTTCTATATATGATTCTATAGCTGCAGCGTGTGCTTGCTTTATATCTTCACTGGAGTTTGGTATACCACCTATTTCTCTTTCAGTTACAGATAATTTGTTCAATCTTTTATCAGGTCTGTTCATTGAAAAGCCTCTATAGCCTCTTCTTTTAAAATGATACAGTAATCTAGGTTTGTTATTTTCCGCAAGTAATGGCATACCGTAAAATATGCAAGCCATTAATACATCTTCAAAAAATATCTCAGCGGTTTGTGGTCTAGCTATATATTCTAAAAAGAATCTATTAGGTGGAACATCTTCCATACTAAACTTAGTTAAACCGTGCAAAGCTCCGTTAGAACCTCTTTTGTCAACTGTACCTGATATATCGTAGCTATCACATCCGAAAGCACCACAGTGCTCGTTACCTGGATATTTCGTATTACCTTTTACTACAACCCTGTTTTGCATATGCACAGGAGGCACCCAACTAACATTAAACCTGCCGTTTTTGTTTGGCATAAATATTACCTTAGTGTCTTTTATACCGTTTTCCCACATAAAACTTCCAGTGGTTATTATCGATGTATTTCTAAGGTCTTCG